TTATTGTTTCAATATACCTTCAGTCATCATCTGCATAGCGGTCAACATCTTGAAAAAAAGATCAACAGCCCATCTGTGCTTTTTGCTTGCCTTGATTTCACCGGAACGGATTTTCTCAGCGTATGACCACACCCGTTCTATGAGAATTTCGGCAGTAATTTCTTGCATTACATGCGGCCTCCGAACCGTTCTTCCTCTTTTGACTTCGGTTTCCCATCATCTTTTTTCGGGATAACGAGTTTACAGCGAGAGGAAATGGTCAGTCCTAAGTCGCTTGAAGCTTGCCGGCATTGTTTAAACAACTTGTCTTGGTTTATCAATAGTTCAGAATAGTCATCATTCGGAACAACCTTTTCTTCTTCTCCTATTACATTCCCGTCATCGTCAAATTTTCTAACGATCACTGTTTTCATCGGACCCCGTTCAAGCAATTGCTCTGTTACTTGCAAATATAATTTCCGGGCAAACAAAAAACGGGCAAGCGCATCAACATCTAAATTGGTCATGATCCCGATGTTTTTCAGCTCATCCGCTATCTTTTTAAACTCTCTTTTTAAGTCTTTTGGCAAATATGATGGAGCTTTTACTTTGTCGTTTGGTGCCTTTATTTCCTGTGCTCGACGTTCCTCAATCTCTTGCTGTGTCAGGTGTTTCTTCCCTTTTACCAGTAGCAAGTCAACAGGTTGCCGTGGTCTAGCCATTCCCTCACCTCCTTCCGAATTTTCATTTAGGGAATTTTTCAAAATGGGGAGGGGAGCGCGGTCTCCGGCGTTCATCCCTCAGAGATTTTAGGGTGGGGGGTGCTCATTTTCTCTTTCAACTGCAGCATGGCGGCTTCTAATTTCTTTTGTTCTTCTGTTAATTTCTTTGTATACAGATCGAATGCTGTTTCCTTTTTCATCGTTGCACGAAGAGCAAACAGTTTCTTTACCTTCTGTTGCATACGTCTTATGTCAGCATTGGTGTAATAGGATGTATACTCAGTCCGACACCGAGGACACTTGATATTGCTCACGGATGCCGTCGTCATGCTTCCTGACCTTTGAGCACCCTCTGACCAAGAGCATTGTTCCACATTCATCACACATGCACGTTTGATGTTCTGTTCCCAAATCCTCCATCCTCCTTCGCTGTCTTTCTGCTGTGGCACGGCGCACATAAGGGTTGCCAGTTGCCTGAGTCCCAAAAGAGTTTCTTGTCTCCTTTATGCGGCTTGATATGATCGACTACTGTTGCCGGCACCCGTCTACCTTCCATCATGCACGATACACAGAACGGATGCTTTGACAAGTAGCCAAGACGCGCCTGCCTCCACTTGCTGTTATATCCACGCTTAGCAGCGGACTCCCGGTATTGATCATAGGCTGGCTTGGTTCGCTTATGCAGTTCGCAGTAGCCCTCTCGTGTTAAGTTAGGACATCCGGGTTCGTTGCAAGGTTTTAAAGCTTTCTTCATGATTGAATGCCCTCATGAGGAAAATGTATAGTTGTAAACTTTTGATCATCACAAAAAAGTGGTTCGGTTGTTGCATTGTCATCCAACTCAACAACTTGCACATGTAATCCTTTATCATAAACTAAGAATCCTTGTCTGAATGCGTTTGTGACATCCTTCTTTATCTTCTCCTTAGTTTCATTCGTCAAATAAGAATCAGCTTGAACTAATAAAAGTTTCATTGTATATGCCTCCTACCTATAAGCCCTTTCACCAAATGCAATTTCCTTTGTATCAACAGCCAACATGCCGTCTATTTCCGTGCCATGCTTGAGACGAATATACGTCGAGCCGATCTTATCTGATTCTCCCGTCCTCCATTCGAAATCAACCGCAATACGATTAGTAATCTTTTCGCCCTTATAGAAAACCTGCGGCACAGAATCTATTTCATCAAGCTCAATCTGTAACAAAGGAGAGGCCTTAGATTGAAATAACGATTTCGTTAGATAGACAGGCACCATTTCGTCCTCGATGGCAAAACCCGTTAATAGTTGGCCGAGTCCATGCAATCTCTCAATGACCTTTAAAGGGACACCTTCATCACAAACAACGTTTGTTAGTCCATCCAAAGCTATCTCGTCTTTATAGTCAATGAATGTTAAGTCTGGATGTTCCTTTTGATAAGTATGTGCCACATCCGGAATCATAAGAATAGGAGAATTATTTTCTCTCGCAAACCGGATTAATGCTGTTGTTTTACCAAGACGTCTTTGATTTCGTCTGGTATAAATGATTTCATTCTTTTCTGCTGCCTTTTCCAACAATTCCGAAATACTCATATGTGCAAGATTCAAATCAAAGCTCATCTGTTTGGTCCTCCTTTAACAACTCCAACCTTTCTTCACGATTAGAGGTTTCTGCCCAATTATTAAACTCCTGAATCCCTATATTCACTCTTTGTAAGTGCATTGCTTTTGTTTCTCGTTCAATTCAATCTTTCTTTGACTAACTTCAATATCATAATTGATCTGTTTTAAAAGCAGCTCTTGCTCTGTGCGCCATGCTTTAAATTGTTCAACATACAAATCTTTCTCTGACAAGGTTAATCCCTCCAAATAAAAACTCCCTCCCGATTGGGAAAGCGTTTGGATATATTCTTTCTAAACTGCCACCGTACTCAAGCCGTTAACCGCCAATAGTCCTCCCTGAGATTTACCGGAAGCAGTTTACAGAGAATATAAAAAGCACTTTCACAAAAGGAAAGTGCTTGTACAATTAATTTAATTCATCTACTAGTTTACGCAATTCTTCAGCTGCTTCTTGTACACCTGACGAGTAATCTTCTTTAGGTGTGTCTGTATCACCTAAATACAAATACTTCTCTAAAAAGCTATCAATTTTCGCTTTATCCTCTACTGAACCATTTTTGTAATATGGTGAAACAGCAGCTACAAGAACGGTAAAAGCACGACCGACTCTATCAATATAATCTGCATCAATTACACCATATAATCCGCCACGACCGTTAAGGCGAAGTGCTTTTCTAGCTGCCGTCTCTAATCGCATGGATATTTGATGATTTATTAAAGCCATAGTATCACCTCCCACCTTATTATCGGTGAAAGAAAAGGACAAAGGAACAATTTGCAGAATTTGTCGAATTATTTACGAACAAGCTTACATCTTGTTTCAACGAGCAATTTAGTTAATTCAGGAACAGACATATCATACAAAGCCGCTCCCTTTGCTCCTTCATAACATCCAAGAGACACAAGGGCTTCTATAAATGGCAGCTTACTTTCCTTAATCACGGCACTACCTCCATAATAGAATATTTAGTACATAGTTTTTTTAGTGATAAATCCAAATGAAAAAACGCCCTCCCAATTGGGAAAGCGCCTGTCGATTTATTGCCTATTACCATAATAACTCACTTTACACAAAATGGTGTGCCGTTATCGTGCCATCTTTCTGCCAAAATTTTAGTACATGCCTTTTTCATCTAAAAGTGTTGCACCTCTGCTCATAATATTCACCACCCTTATATGTAGTTTCACAGACACATCAAACCATACCTTTCTGTTCTTTCTTTGATCCAGAACCTCTACTCATCCCACTCACCTCCTTTAAAATTAAGACTAATAAATATCTGGTTCATCAAAATAATGAAAATCATCCTCTATTTTTTTATTACAGTCATTACAAACAAACCAATAACCCCACTCATCTTCTATTTGAGGGTTTGATGCAGAGCTATTTTCACACTTACAAAAATCAAATTCTCTGTTCAAGAAACTTCCTCCTTTTGTCATTTTATACTAATCATATCAGCTACCTTTCTCACAATCACGAATTAATTAACGGTAACTTTTATACATATCCACACAATCCACGAATTACCCATATGTTTTATACTGTGCAACTCGTCGAACTGAGCCAACCCCTTGTCCTCTCTGTTTTGAACCAATATCCCTAAAATGAATTACACATCTGTTATTTTTGAGGAATTGACGAAAAATCAAAGAAAAAGGCCCATCCTCGTTGTTTTGGATGAGTCGGGTTATATTTTAAATTTCTTCATAGCGTTGTTCATGGCGTCTTGATTGATTCCGATATACCGCAGGGTTGTCCGTTGGTCCGAGTGATTAAATATCTCTGCAGCATGGCAACGTCCTTTGTTTGTTTGTAAAAGTGATAGCCGAATGTTTTCCTCAATGTATGCGTGCCAATGTCATCTAAACCCACGTACTCAGCAGCAGCCCTGAGAATTTTGTATGCCATCGACCGGGATATTGGCTTGTTAATCCCTTCACGGCTTTTAAAGAGAAACTCATGATCCTCTTTCCCTTCGACATAGGCCTTAAATTCTCTTTGAAGAGCTGGCGTCATATCGATTCTCTTTTTCTTTTCTATGAGATTGAAGTATGGCCGTTTAGCGTCTCTTACTCTCAGCTGCAGAATATCCGATATGCGGAGCCCTGAATTGATACCGGTCACAAATAGCATGTAATTCCTCATGTTTTGCTCTTTTAAAAACCTCTTGATGTAGAAAATACATTCCGGATCACGTATAGGCTGAACAAAATTCATTAAGAAGCTGTCCCTTTCTTGTAGACTTCTTCTCTCAGAGCAAATGCCAGCCGGTAGAGAGCTTTTACTTTCACACGATAATAGCTTCGCTGGCTCAGACCCATTTCTGCATACACTTCATAATTGTACATTTCTTCCTGCTTCATATAGAGCATGACAATGGCCTGCCGTTCTCTTTGAGAAGGCCGGTTAACAGCCCTTTGAATCCTTTTTAAGTATTTATCACGTCGATGAATGAAATTCATTCGTAATGCTCGGCGGAACAATGCTGTAAGTAGGTGTAACTTTTGGCAAAAAATCATCTGGTACCTGTAAGAGATATAACCGGTATTGTGATCCAGCAGCTTCTCTGCTTTTAATTTAGTCGCTTCTTCGTCAATCTGAGGAATGTTTAATGTTAATTGATTCATATTTTTACCCTCCCATTTATTTACGTCTTAAAGCCACGCCTTTGCCTCTTTTCAATGTTTGCCTATCTTTGCCCATCATTTGCCGCCAAAACCGTTCAGAACGCTCCTGCGCGATTTTATGGGATTTTTTTCCTATTCTCCATGCCATCCCTCCGTTCAAATAAAAAACGGACACCAACCAAAGCACAGATTTCTCTGTACAGTGATTAGTGTCCGCAGGCATCTCCATCTTGGACTTAATTATCAGGTTTAACCATCTCGATAGGTGTGTTATATAGTTCTTCTTTCCTCTTGATCATAGTTTTAGTGCATAATCTATGGTCATTTTTATTTCCTAACAAGACAGTCTCTTTATTTATTGAATATAAAATATACCATTTTTCTTGTTTTTCATCTTCTATATAAACAATTTGTTCGCTTGACCATTTAATAATTTTGGAAATAGGTTTTAAAATAAAAGGAATTGGAAGCGTAAATAAGATTAAAACAAGCATACTCCACCCAAAAACTTTCAGGTTAAACTTATCCTTTTCCGAAAATGGTATATCTATAATGAAGCTATAAAGCTCCATATAAAAAAGTATTAAACAAATCATAAAAACTAAAACAAATAAACCTTTACATAGTCTACTAGACTTGATTTTTGAAAAAGCTCCTTCATTTGTTATTTTCACTACACCCCATATAATTCCACCAAAAAATACAATGACATAGGAATAAAAATCATTAGGTCCAGGTATAACATCCCTAAGATAAAATGTTGTTGGATATAAAACAATCACCCAAAATAACGTATTCAAAATATGTTTAATTACTTTCAAACTAAACACTTGTTCTTTTGAAAACAACCTCTGTTCAACAACATTCGAAGAAAAAAGAGTAATAGGGTTTAAAATTCTAATCAGATACAAAGCGAGACCAACTAGCAAAATAACGTAGCTAGGGGCTTGTCAAGAAAAGTGTGTAAG